AGTAGTATTAGGATTGTCTACAACAACGTCAAATGGTATTTCTGCGGTAAGTATATCCCCAGGCCCTTTAAGTTCGGTATCAGGGCTGTTGTAGAATATCTTTGCAAGGTCCACTTGAACATAATAACCAGATGAAGCTGAAGCGCTTATTAATTGAGTGGATGTAAACTTTAGCTGTGCTGCCGCATTGGTCCCGGAAAGGAATGTATCATACGCCGTGGTAGTGTCTATCCTTTGCATTATCTTGAACTCCACGGACCTATTAGTAGCCGGAAGTACGGATATAACATTAGAGCCTAGTTCCCTAGCGTCCTTATCTGATTTTAGGTTGTTGTTTATGGTAAGCTCGAATCCCTGTATCTTCTGCGAAGAACCGCTATATGTATATGCGCCCTGCACATAGGTTAGAGGCAGGATTGAGGTCAATGTCATAACTGCTGACAAATCTTCTGACAAGGCTGTGGAATCTTTGAAAATAAAGTCATATGACATCTTAACCGGCTCCCCCACGTTTGCCGTCATTTTCATAGAATTGACACGCCCACCTTGATACCTCCATGTTTGTCCAGTTGCTTTGCGTAAGTTAAAACATACTGAAGATACACTTGCGCTAAAGTTTCCGGATATCATCGTATGAAGATACGAGCTACCGGAAGCTGCCGTAGTAGATATACCACCACCAAGAGCCGCCGCCATAGCCAGTACGCTTTCCTGCGGATGTAGATACTGTTCCAGTGTTCCACCTACGCTTTTGTCCAGCATTACTCGCCTGTGTGGGCCACGATTGGTAGATAGTGACGGTATTTTTTGGGATGTTATATCCGTCTTAAATGAGCAAGAGAGGGCTTCTATGCACGCCATACTCGCCGTAGTAGATTGATAAGTACCGAACGAGGCTTCTCTGCCTATTGAGATATAAGAGTTAACCACCGCCCGCGCTGAATCACCTTGTGCCATATATTAAGTCCTCCCGCGATTTAGTAAAGCCATTTCTGGCTTCTGCCAGTTCCTTAGTGTGTGTCTTTATTTTATCGAACCATTCCCTGCATATCTGCATTGCCTTGTGGTCTTTATTTATATTCTCCAACTCATCGTATAATTCCCTTTTATATCTGCAATCAAGTATTCCACGACCTGAACAATTCACGGCTGGAAGATTAAAAGAAGTAAGATATTGCATAAGCCATTTAGCGGAGAATAAAAGATTCTCACTGGTAAAACACCTATCGCCGTTTATATCCAGCATTGTTCTGTGGTGCATATAATATCTCTTAGGGGTAGGATTATTCCATGCGTAGTAATTGCCTTTTGGAGTCCATGAATAATCGTATCCAACTAAAAGATATTTCTCGTACCCGGACCAATTAGCGGCAGTCTTTTCGTCGCATCCGGTCCAGAATATAACCATAGCGTTTGAAACGTTAGAACCGGCCGGCATTATGCGTATTTTATCTCCAAATATGGGAGTAAAATTAACCTCTGTCCCTATAGCGTCTTTATTAACGTAAAAGTATTTATCGCCTTTCCATGCGTGTGTCCATTCTGGATTAGCGTAGGCCGTAGCCATTAAAGATACTCCATCGGTTTCATTCACGTATTTATCAAGCCATTTAAAAGGGATGGAAGCGTCGCACAATATAACGTAATCGGCCTTTATTCCGTGTTCAAGTAAAGCTCCAAAACCTTTATCGCATACAGTAATCTCATAGCGATCACGGTATTTTTTTAGCGTGTCGATATTGGCTTCGAGAGATTCCCCCATAGCGGATAAAACTGAGAATTTCCCAATCTTACTATTATGCAATTCCCTACAATCCTTATATTTTAATTGTGCGTTTTTCTTAGCATTAGGTAGCCACAATTTATCACCAAATTGGCCCCATACCTGTCTACTTTGATTCCTGACATCTTTATAAGATAAGCTCATGTTTTATTTCCCCTGTTATCTAAAATAATACTTAGCTTTTACTGAAATCATTACACCTTTTATCAGAGTTCCTTCACCCTCAAATGGCCCTATAAAATCCGTTGACTCCGGCTGACACCATGCGGCTGTACCGGATAAAGTGTATTCTTCACGGATGGAGGTTTCGATGTTATCAGCAAGTTTATAAATATCTGTCAGCAAAGCGTCATTTGTGCTAGTGGATCCATATTTCTTGTAAAGTCCAACAACTTGATATGTGACATCAGCGGATTTAAGCTCACGCGCTGAACCTGTACCACCTATTCCCTCAAATTCCTCGCTCTTGTTTTCTATCTTTATGAATATAGCAGGGAATTCGTAATTACGTAAATTGACTACTGCGGGATCTGCAATAGCTATTTTCTTTATTCTTTCGTCTAGTCCTGTGGATATATCATAAGAGCAAGTAGTAGTATTCGCGTTGTTTATCGCGTTGTATAAAGCCGTTACTTTGGATGAATAATTAAAAGCCATTATTTAATACCAAATGCCAATGAGGATATTATATTTGCCATCAAATCTTTTGCCTTTTCGCTGAACCACATAAATTCACGTTGCGGCATACCGTCCGTACCTGAATCGTGCCTGTGTCCATATTTTGAATTTGCAAATATCTCTATAGCGTTGTATGATACTTTCTTAGTATTTGTAGGCAATATAGAACCCCGAAGTTTGCCAGTTAATTGCAGTATTTTATTTGAGGGGTTATATCTGCTATTTATTTTATTTTTAATAGCGTATTGTATTTGTGTTTCTGGACTTCTTGACTTCCATTTCCCAGTAGGTCCTTTCTCATCTTCAAAATGCTGCATTAGATCTTTAAATCCCGCTGTCATAAATGCGGATTTTAATAGTTCGGATGGATTCTTAATTTTATTTTGTATGGAAGATAAAAAACCTGTCCATTCTCCAGCATTTAATTGAGCATGAAGTGCCATTAATTTCTTCCATCCGTTATGTCGCCAATTCGATCTTGTGACACTTCCCATTTGTCAGGTTCATCTAGGTCAAAGGTTCTGGAATATCCATCTGTGGATGAAAGAAATCTTGAAGTAGAAATAGGGGATACTGCCGATCCATCTGTTAATGCTAAAGTAGTTTTACCATCGCGTATTCCCTCAAGCATTTTCAAATCTTCTTTATATGTAAGATACCATGGATTATCACGCTGCCCGTCCTGTACCGAAACCCCGCGAATGTGAAACCATGAGGCGATATCTTCAGATAGAGTCCTTATTATTGGCGGTACAATAGTAAAAGGTAAAGAGTACCGGGCCGAGATGTAGCTGTTAACCACGCTCTCGGCCCGTGTGATGTGCGCCGATAAAGCGTCTACGCCCGCGCTATCTGCCGTAGAATTACCCGCTAGTAGATTAGGGATAAGACTAGTGAAAGATGTCGTTGTGGCGTAGATACCCATATTAATCAATCTCCGGGATGTTATTGTCTTTCAACAGCCTATAGAAAGCGTCGTCTTTATTCTTTCCAGAGCGCAACCGAAGAACTCTTACAAGTTTTGAAACCACACCTTTAGGCTTTTTAAAAAATGCAAGTAACTCTGCCGTATTGGCTGATGTACGACGATAAGCGTAATGTGGGTCTCCGTATCCAATGAACTCTCCTTTCTTATCCGTCTTACAAGGCGGCAAGCTAGCAGAATCTAAAAAAGGAGTATATTTAAACTCCTTTTTAGGCGTATCCGTACTTTCTATATTTTCTTCTTTGTTTAGTCTAGGTCTACCCATTTGTTTTATCTCCTGTTCTCCTGTTCTCCTGTGTTTGTGTTAAGTCACCGGGGCGGGACAGGGAAGCCCGCCCCGGCAACAAACTATTTACTGGATTGTGTTGCCTATGTAGAAAGCCGCATCCGAAGCGACAATCTTGTGCTGATACATATGCGTAACTTCCACCTTGTCCCCGCTTCTCTCATCATCCCACCATTTCTTTACCGACATAGGCGAGTTATTCGCGTTTGTGGTGACAAACGTATAGAGAGCCGATACTTTCTTGAGACCGGCAGAAGGCGCGACATAACCAAACCACGCGCAGTCGGTCATCATGAACGACATACTATCAGCCATTCCCTCTTCATTGGTATTATAGACAGCGCGGCTGACAAGGACATTATCAACCTCAAACAGCCTGGCTATAAGACCTTCCGATATACTCTCAGGGGAAGTATATTTAATGCGGTCAACAATGGATATGTGTTTCTTGCAAGCAAGGAACGTGCTGTAATCCATAGCGCACACATTAGGAAGGTATCCGGAGTTCTTGGCTATCGTGGAACCCGCAGACAGCGCAAAGTCAATCGGATTGGACAGCGTGGTATTCGCATTCCATGCAAACGTGGTGGTCAAGGAATACTCCTGTGCCCAATTGGATTTAGTGCTGATCGCGGTCAAGATGTCATACTCTTTCTTCATCATGATCTTTTCAGTCAGATACTCGGTAGTATCTTTTTCAAGATCAATAGCCGGATCAGCGTTCTGACGCTTCCTAACGGTTATGAGATCAGACAGGGAATGACACTGAACCGTATATGAAGCGGTAGACAGGCTAAACGAGGCCTCTTTAGAAGCCGCGCCATCAGCCCTATGCGTATCAGGCAGGATTAAAGAATCCTTGCTATACACATAATAAGTATCAGTTTCATGTTTAACCGGCACATTGGGGGATAGCATATTAGCGATAAAAGACTGATTCGCATATGCTACCGATATATTTTCAAGCGGCTTGCTGTTGTGAACTTGTGAGTTAAGGGGCATAATTATTTTCTATCCTCCATGATTAGATCAGGTGGGTAAGATTACCTCCTACGATCGCAACTTCAACAACCGCACCAGTGCAAGATGCACCAGACACGGTATCAAGACAAATACCGATATAAGGCGCTCCCACCGTAGCGGTAGCAACAGAAACTCCAACCACACGGCCCGAAGCTCCAGTTGCGGCAACCAGAAGATTTCCGGCCGTAACGCTATCGTTAATCTCAACTTTAGCGGTCCCTGAAATAACAACCGGAATGGAAGTTCCAGCGGCCCCGCCATCAGCAGTTACTCCAAGAATAGAAGCGGCATTCGTAGAACCCCACAGGGTGATCGCATGATCGCCCGAAACATAGCATACACGATAAGCGGATATGGAGCCGCCAGCGTCCATGCTAATCACAACACCAGGTTTACTCTGTGACATTATAGTTCTCCTTTTTTAGTTTTTAGGTAGCCTATTTTTTACATATCAAAGGTCATTTGATACGCTTATTATTCAGCTTTCCTTTCGGCGGCTTTAAGACGCGCTTCAAGGGTAATGGCTTCATAAGCTTTCGTGTAAGAAACCTTATGTTCGGCCATATATTTCTCAATAGCAGAATGTTTTTCGTCCTCTTCGCTATTAAATTCTTTCTTTTCCGGATGTTTTCCGTCAGCCTTAGGTTCAGTAGGAAGATTAACCGGCTGATATGCTTCTGCGAATTTAAGAACAAGAGTATCAAGCGTTTCTTCTTTACCGTCAACAGAATACTTAGCCTCTTTAGGCATATTCTTTATAAGAGTAAACAGGCTTTCTCTCTGTGCCGGTAGTACCTTTTTAGCTTCGATGAGCGCGTCTATCTTAGCGTTAATCTCAACAATGCGCGAGGCTTCAGTCACTTCGGAATATTTCTTGCCCCATTCGTCGCATTTCATCTGCAACTCTTCGCATTTGGCAGACATTTCAGCGCACTTCCCTTTCATCTCTTCCATGCTCTTAGTCATGCCATCTTTTTCAACGGCATAGGCCGCTTTCTCATCGGTAAAAAGCTTCTCCGTCTGGGCGAGCTTCTCCCGGAGTTCATTCAGTTCTTTTTCCATTTCTTTATCCTCCGTGATTTTAACTTTATAGGTTTTAACTTCAATCCCTGTGACATCATACGCAAGGGCTGGCTCGCCATTAGCGTAAAGCGACATAATATCCTTTAGCGTTGATACTGCCGGGATATCGGCTCCAAGTATCGCAACGGCTTTAAGTAGGTAAGGATATTTTTCCCCGTCTAGGCCAAAGTTCCAATATATCTCACTGGATACGGTACGGTATGAACCTACTTTAATTAATTCGTATATAGCCTTTGGGACTCCCACGAAATCGGCTACAAGTTTAGAACCCACCTTTCTAAGATTCTCTATCCATCCGGCCGCAGGAAGGCCATCAGCTTCTAGCAACGTCTGCATCTCGTTATGGCCTAGCTTAAGAAATGGTTTTATTTTATCCTTTGTTTT